GTCAAAGCGGAAATCCTCTCCGGCTCTGGCCTGAAAACCGTAGTCGGACCAAGAGACATCAAAGCCTTTGTCGCGGGAGTGGCCAGCGGCAAGTCCTCGACAACGCAGGTTCTGCAGAGAACCGGGGATGCAAGGTACCCTCTCAAGGTGTTACGCTCTCCATCCGTCCCGAAACAGATCGAAACGGTATATGACGGGAGGAAAATCACAAGCACTCCGCTCAAAGAGGAAATCGAACGCCTCTACCAGAAAAACGTGGAGCAGCAAATAGAAAGGTTTTTGAACAAATGAACGCAAGGATTTTACAAGACGCTCTGGTCGCAGACCTTCAAGAGCTTTTCAAGAATCGCCGGTATGCAACACCCATCGGCGGCACCGCTGCCCTTTCGGTTTTCTCGCAGAACCTCCCCAAAAGGGAATCGGAGGATGACGATGACCCGTTCCCCTACATCATCGCCCGGATCGACAGCGGAGATATCGAATCACAGACCGACCCGTACAAGGTATCCGTGTTCTTGCTCATTGGCGTTTATGACGATGCCAAAGAGAACCAAGGGCATCGGACGGTTCTGGAGATTATGGAGGTGATCCAGCAGCACTACGAAGAAACGCCGCTCCTGGATAAGCAGTTCACATTCACGGACCCGTTTCACTGGGCCTTGCAGGATGAGGAAAGCTACCCCTACTTCTTCGGAGGCATTGAGATCACCTTCACGCTCCCGGCTCCCAGGCGGAAATGGAGTGACCTCGTATGAGCAAGATCGTTTATGTCGGCCCCACCATTCCCGGCGTGGCCACCCGGAACACCGTCTACGATGACACGCCCCCGGAGGCGCTGCAGACGGCGATCCAAACCGCACCGTACCTCGGAAACCTGGTCGTGCCGATCAGCGCCCTCGCTGATGCGATGACCCAGATCAGGAACAAGAGCGGTGCCGTCTACACCATGTACAAAAAGGCGCTGACCTACAGCGCCGAAAACTGAAAGGAGAATCAATCATGCCTTACCAGCACGGAGTGCGTGTTCTTGAACAGCCCACCGGCGTAGTGGCTCCGATCACCGGGACCGCTGGGCTTCAGGTCGTGTTCGGAACTGCGCCCATCAACCTCGCAAAAGACCCCACGGGCGTGACCAACAAGCCGGTCATTGCCTACTCCTGGGCCGAGGCCGTGGAGCAGCTGGGCTACTCGGACGATTGGGAGAGCTACACCCTCTGCCAGGCCATGTATGCCAGCTTCAAGCTCTTCGGAGTGGCCCCGGTCATTTTCGTCAACGTCCTCGACCCCGTCACCCACAAGACCTCGGTCAGCACCGCCGCAGAGGTGGACATTACCAGCCTTCAGGGGATCCTCGCCGTCAAGGGCGTCCTCAAGTCTTCCGTAGTGGTCAAGCCCACGGCCAGCGGCAACGCCCTCACCGTGGACACCGACTACACCCTGGACTTCAATGAGGACGGCGATCTGGTGATCACCCTTCTGGCCGGAGGCTCCGCAGCGTCCGCTGCCAAGGTCTATGTCACCTACGACAAGCTGAACCCTGCTGGCGTGACCGCCGCCACCATTGTCGGCACCGCCAGCGGCAACACCGAGACTGGCCTTGAAGTCCTCCGTCAGGTTTACCCCAAGTTCGGGATGACCCCCGGTCTGCTCCTCGCCCCCGGCTGGAGCCAGGATCCCGATGTAGGCGTGGCCCTCGCTGCCAAGTGCGAGGAAATCAACGGCTACTTCAGAGCGGAGGCATTCGTGGACATCAACTGCGCCACGGGCGGCTGCACCGTTTACTCCAACGTCAAGACGGCGAAAGAGGCGGCGGCGATCAGCAGCCCCCACGTCATGGCGCTGTGGCCTGCGATGAAGTCCGGCAGCAAGGTCTTCTGGGCCTCCGCCATCTGGGGCGCTCTGACCCAGTACACCGATGCCCAGAACGATGACGTCCCCAGCCTCTCCCCGTCCAACAAGTCCCTGCCGATCACCGGCACGTGCCTGATGGACAGCGCCCACACCGAGATCCTTCTGGATCAGACCCAGGGCAACACCGTGAACGGCTTCGGCGTTTCCACCGCCATCAACGTGAACGGCTGGCGCAGCTGGGGCAACAATAGCGCCGCCTACCCGTCCACCACGGACCCGAAGGATCGCTGGTTCTGCTGCCGCCGCTTCTTCAGCTGGTGGGGAAACAGCTTCATCCTGACCTACTTCCAGAAGGTCGATGACCCCGCCGATTACCGCCTGGTCGAGAGCATCGTGGACAGCGAGAACATCCGTGGCAACGCCTACGTGGCCACCGGCAAGTGCGCCGCTGCCTACATCGAATTCAACGAGGCAGAGAACCCCGTGACCGACATCCTGGATGGCAAGATCACCTTCCACCAGCACCTGGCTCCGTGGGTCCCGGCAGAGGACATCCTCAACATTCTGGAGTTTGACCCGGACGCTCTCAAGAGCGCCCTGACTGGAGGTGAATAAAGATGGCCATCCTCGGAATCCCGGAAGTCATCCATGACTTCAACATCTACAACACAGGCAGCAAGATCATCGGCCTGACCGGCGAGGTAGCCCTCCCGGACTTCGAGGCCATGACCGAGACGATCAGCGGTGCCGGTATCCTCGGTGAGATCGAAACCACCATCGCTGGCCGCTACGGCAGCATGGAGCAGGAGATCCCCTTCCGCTGCATCGATGCCGACTACTTCAAGCTGATCGACCCGACCACCCCCGTGGACCTCACCCTGCGTGGTGCGATCCAGTACAACGTGAGAGCCAACGGCTCCACGGACTACATGGGCATGAGGGTAGTCTTCAGAGGCCGCTGCAAGAAGATCACCATCGGCACCGTCAAGCAGGGCGGCCCCATGGACAGCAGCATCACCCTGGAGCTGACCTACATCCTCGTCGAGATGGACGGCAAGAAGAAGATCGAGCTGGACAAGATCAACGGCACCTTCAAGGTGAACAACGTGGATCTGCTGGCAAAGGTCAAGAAGCTCACCTAATAGGAGGACACCATGGAGAAAGAAAACAACGTCACCCCGATCACCGAAAGCCCCGCCGAACAGGCAGTGGAGGAAGTCTCTCTGACGGTCAAGTTCAGCAAGCCCTACCGCTTCGAGGACAAGACCTACAAAGAGATCGACCTCTCTGGGCTGGACAACCTGACGGCGGAGGACATGATCGCCGCCGACAAGTACCTGACCCGCAACGGCAATGTCACGGTTATGCCGGAGATGAGCCTCGAATATGCGTGTTTCATCGCCAGCAAGGCAACCGACCTCCCCGTGGAGTTCTTCAGACGGCTGTCCCCCAAAGATGCCATCAAGATCAAGAACAGGGTGACCAATTTTTTCTACGGCGAGGAATAAGAGCCGGGAACGGCAAGCAGCTCCGAAAGATATGCCTGGAGCTTTCCCTCTCCCTGCGGACAGGCGTGGATTATTTTCTGCGCCTGTCCCTATGGGAGTTAACCGACACAGCAAAGGAGGCAGCTGATACCATTGGCAAGTGGAGGAAAAGAATACCAACTGGCTATAAAAATCGCCGGTAAACTTGACAGCAGCTACACCTCCGCAATTTCCCGTGTTTCGTCCGACATGGCCGGGTTCGGAGCAGTAGGAAAGGCGGCGGGTGCCGCCTTCAAGCTGACCGCAAAGGCCATGGCCGCAACGGCCACGGCGATAGTCGGCGTGGGAGCTGCAAGCGTCAAGGTAGGGTCGGAGTTCGAGGCGGCGATGTCCTCCGTGGCGGCAACAGCCGGAGCCACCGAGGAAGAATACGCCATGCTCGAAGCCGCCGCCCTGGAGATGGGCAGAACCACATCCAAGACGGCCAGCGAAAGCGCCGCAGCCCTCGAATACATGGCTCTCGCCGGATGGAACGTAGAACAGTCCATCACGGGACTGCCGTCCATTCTTCGCCTTTCGGAGGCCACGGGCCTCGACCTCGCCCGGACATCCGACCTCGTAACGGACTCCATGGCCGCACTCGGCCTGACCGTGGACGGGCTGGCCGGATACCTCGATGTAGCGGCCAAGGCAAACAACAAGTCGAACCAGACCGCCGAACAACTCATGGAGGCATACCTCGGAGTCGGCGGTACCATGCACAACCTGAACGTTCCGATCACGGAATCGGCCACGGCCCTCGGCATCCTCGCCAACAGAGGTATCAAGGGCGGAGAGGCCGGAACCGCTCTCAACGCCATCATGGTCAACCTCACCACCGGCACCGGCAAGGCAGGGAAAGCCATGGAGGCGCTCGGCGTCTCGGCGTTTGACAGCGAGGGCAACTTCATCGGACTGCAGGAAACCCTCCTGCAGCTGAACACTGCCCTGGCAAGCTGCACCGAGGAAGAACGGAACGCATACCTCGCCGCCATCGGCGGCAAGACCCACGTGGATGCCCTGAACGACCTGATGGCCGGTCTCAACACCGAGGTGGCCGATGGCGTGAGCGAATGGGCAGCCCTGGAGGATGAACTCAACAACGCCAACGGGGCGCTGGAACAGATGGCCGCTGTGAAGCTGGATAACCTGAACGGCGATATGGCCATCTTCAAGTCCGCATTAGAGGACACAGGAATCGCAATTTACAAGAATCTGCAGGAACCCCTCCGGGGGGTCGTGCAGTTCGGAACGCAGGAAATCTACAAGCTCTCCGATGCCCTCAAAGAGGGAGGGCTGGAGGGGATGCTTGATGCGGTGGGAGAAATCCTCGCTGATTGCACCGTCCAGTTCGCAGACGGTCTTCCGACCTTCATCGACCTGACAGCCAACGTATTAGAAACAATAGTGGATAGCATCGATGAGAACAGCCCGGAGATCGGAGCCGCACTGGCACGGGCAGCCACCGCACTCGCCTCTGCGCTGGTAAGGCTGACCCCCAAAATGATCGTGGTCGGCGCACACCTGATTGTCGAATTCCTGAAAGGCATAAAAGAGCATTTCCCAGAGATCAAAGCAGCCGCCAGCGAGGCGGTCCAGTATCTGATGACCGAGGCAAAGAACGCCCTCAAGGGATACGTGGACTTCCTGGGGGACGATGAAGTCGCACCCTTCGAGAAGATCCTCGCCCTGATCCCAGCCGTGATCGCCGCCTTTGCCGGTTTCAAAGTAATCAGCGGAGCCACGTCCGGCATTAAGGGGCTGATCTCCGCATTCAAGGGAGTAGGCAAGGGCGCAAGCGTGGCCACAAAGGGCTTCGGAGGCGTGGGCAGTTCCATGTCCGCCATGGCGAAAAACATCCTCGGAGCCGGTGCAGGGTTCGCCCTGGCCGCAGCAGGGATCTGGCTCCTGGTCGAAGCGGCGAAAGCCATAGCGGAGGCGGGGCCGGAGGCGCAAGTCGCTCTCGTTTTGATGGTGGCCGGAATCGCCGGTTTGATGGCGCTGGCCTCCGCCATGGGTCCCCAGCTTCAGGCAAGCGCCCAGGGGCTTCTGGCCTTCGGAGGCGCTGTCCTGATGGCCGCAGCCGGAATGGCAATCCTCTCCTTCGCCGCCGTGCAGATCGCCCAGGCGGGACCGCTGGCGCTCGGCGCACTCGCCGCCATGGAGGTGGGCATCATCGCCCTCATGGCCGTAGCCGGGGCGCTGGGTCCGCAGCTGGCAACAGCCACACCCGGACTGCTGGCATTCGGAGCCGCAGTCGTTCTGGCCGCTGCCGGGATGGCAATCATGGCCTATTCCGCAATTCAACTCGCAGAGGCCGGAGGACCGGCAATCGCCGTGTTCGCAGGGCTGGCGGTGGCGGTGGCGGCATTCATGGTCGTGGCCGCTCTGCTCGGCCCCATGCTGGTGGCCGGAGGTGCAGGAATGCTCCTGCTCGGCGCAGGGCTTCTCCTCGCCGCTGCCGGAATGGCGCTCCTCGCCAACACAGCAATCCAGCTTTCGACAGCTGGCGCACCGGCGCTCATTACCATGGCCGCTCTCGCAGTAGGCGTCCTGGCATTCGGAGCGGCAGCGGGGCTTCTGGCTCCTCTGCTCCTCGCCGGAGCCGTAGCCCTGGCGGCATTCGGAGCCGCCCTGGCCGTGGTCAGCGCAGCGGCGATCCTCGGATCCGCCGCCCTGCTCCTTATTTCCGCCGCCCTCCCGGCGCTCTCCGAATACGGTGGATCCGGGGCGGTAGCGATAGCAGAACTTGGAGCCGCAATGGTGGTGTTCGCTGCCGGAGCGGCAACAGCCGGAGCTGGAGCCGGAGCCGCCGCCCTTGGCCTTGGAGCCTTGGCGCTGGCCGCAACCGGAGCCGATCTGGCATTTGCACCCCTCGCTGTGGAGATGGCAGCCGTCTCCGCCGCCGTGGCCGTCATCGCCGCAAGCGCAGAAACAGCCGCAGCCGGAATCAGATCCATGAAAGACAGTTCGTCCGGCATGGTCACATCCATGGCAAGCCTCGCCCTCGCATTCGCACCCGTGACGCTGGCAATCGTACCGTTCGCCGCCGCCGTGGCCGCAGGGACCGTGGCAATGGTGGCCTTCGCCGCCAGTATCGTAGCGGTAGACGCAGCTCTGGCAGCAATGCTGGTGGAGGTGCTGGCCATTTCCGCAGGGCTTCTGGTGATCAACGCCGCAATGGCGGCATTCCAGATCCAGGCAAGGCTGATGGGTACCTCCGTATCCACGGCCTCCACAAACTTCATGCGGATGACCGCAGCGGCCACACCACTGGCCGCGGCACTCCTGACGCTCATCGGACCCATGACGGCAGCCGGAGCCGGGGCTATGCTCCTGGCGGCTGGCATGACCGGCATCGCCGCATCTGCGGCGGCAGTCGTGGCGCTCCTCGCCGCAATGACCGCCCTGCTGGTTACCGTTTCCGCAGGGTTCACCGCAGCCGGAGCGATGGCCACGGTGGGCATGGCGCAGATTTCCTCGGCAACCCGGTCCGGCATGACCGGCATCGGCACGGCCACAAGCACGGCCATGACC